CTTTGGTTTAACTCATATGATAGGTGGCTTATCTAAAGCTTCAACTTCAATTGTCAGACAGTTGATAGATGCTGGAACTTTAGCTAATTTGCCCGCAGGATTTAAAACCCGAGGCATTCGTATTAGAGATGAAGACACGCCTATTCAACCAGGCGAGTTTAGAGACGTAGATGCACCCGCAGGAAGTTTGCGAGATGCTATTCAGCCTCTGCCATTTAAAGAGCCAAGTGCTACTTTATTGCAGTTGTTAGGCTTATTGGTTCAAAGCGGTCAACGTTTTGCGTCAATAGCAGAAATAAATATAGGCGAAGGTAACTCTCAAGCACCCGTAGGAACTACTATTGCTCTATTAGAAAAGTCAACAAAAGTCTTGTCTGCTATTCATAAACGATTGCATGCAGGTCAAAAGAAAGAATTTAACATGTTGGCTTCAATATTCTCTAAAAGCTTACCCCCTGTTTATCCTTACGCTGTATCAGGCGGTCAGATGGAAATTAAACAAACTGACTTTGATGAAAGGGTAGATGTCTTCCCTGTTTCAAATCCAGATATTTTCTCTACCAGCCAACGAATAATTATGGCTCAAGAGATGATGCAGTTGGTTCAATCTAATCCAGAAATACATGGGCCAAATGGAATGTATGAGGCCTATAGAAGAATGTATGCAGCTTTGGGAACTGACAATATTGATGCGTTATTAATTCCACCCCCAGATACTCAGCCTAAACCGATTGAGTCTGGAATGGAAAACAGCACTTTATTAATGGGTGGTACGGCTCAAGCGTTTATGCAACAAAACCATGATGCTCATATAGCATCTCACGTTAACTTGTTAAACATGCAGCCAGTTCAAATGAACGCTCAAATTCAAGCAAACATATATTCGCATATCATGCAGCATCTACAGATGAAAGCCGATATGATTGCGCAACAACAGATGCCGCCCGAGGCCCAGCAGCAATATCAACAATTGCAGCAACAAGCCCAACAATCCACACCTGTTGACGCGGCGGCGCTCAATCAACAAGCCAGCGATATATTGGCTCAGTTCAGCTCTCCTATAATGACCGATCTAGTAGGACAATTTGCTCAACAAGTAGCAACACCTCCGCAAGAAGATCCTTTGGTTGTTATTAGAAAACAAGAGTTAGCACTTAAAGGTCAAGAGTTACAACAAGACAAAGAACAGTTCCAAATGAAGGAACAAATGCGTTCTCAAGAACAATCCCGACAAGATAAAATAGATCGAGAGCGTATTGACGCTCAGCGAGATATTGCTAGAATGAAAGACGATACAACTCAAGATAGACTTGACCAACAAAAAGAACTAAAATTGATTGATCTTGGGTTAAACCAGATAGATCAATACAGGTAAAAAAATGGCTAAAAATATTAAAGTAATAAAAAACAAACTTTCATACAGTAATAAAGGAACTGTTTCGTCTAAAGTAAAGACGGGAACTTTTTCAGCAAGTACCACTCCAACTCCAGGAACAGGTAAAGGCAAAGCTAGGGGGCTCGGCGAAGCTTCATCTGGCGGTAAGTTTTCTGGCATTTATTAATGTCAGCAATTTGGGTAGCTGACCAATTACAAAAGCGGCTAAAGGAGAAGAAAGAAGACACCCAAAGTCAAATACTTAATGGTGCTAAATCTTTTGAAGATTATCAATATCTACGTGGACGTTACAACTCCCTCGTTGACGTAGAACAAGAACTTAGGGAATTGCTAGAGAGGATAGAACAAAATGACGAAGAACAAGGTACTGGTCCCTGACCATATAGCTGCTGAAATTGAAAAAGATAAAACAGCGGCAATAAAAGAAGAAGAGAAATCTGAACTTGACAAAGCTTTTGTTAGCTCAGAAGAAAGAGTTCTTGATCCTACGTTAGTAGATAAGAGCTTAATTGAAAGAATGCCTAGCCCTTCAGGTTGGCGCATGTTGATTCTTCCCTACAGAGGTAGAGGAGTAACAAAAGGTGGGATTCACCTAACCAAAGAATCCGTAGACAGAGAAGCTTTAGCTTCAGTAGTGGCTTATGTTATTAAGATGGGCCCACTCTGTTATCAAGACAAGAAAAAATTTGGAGACACACCTTGGTGTGAAGAACGGCAATGGGTGCTAATTGGTCGGTATGCTGGAGCTCGCTTTAAGTTAGGCGATGATGCAGAATGCCGTATTATTAACGACGACGAGGTTATCGCTACGATCGCAGATCCCGATGATATCGTCACGCTGTAAACGTGAGGAGGACTCATGCTAGAAGAAGAAAATAATCAAGCTCCTGAAGAGGAGATTGAAGAAGGTGAGATTGTAGAACTTGATGTTCCAGAAGAAGATCAAGAAGCGCAAGATGCTATAGAAAATGTTTCTGAAGAAGAAACAGTCAAGGATGAAGGGCAAGACGAATTAGAGAACTACTCAAAAGGTGTTCAAAAACGTATTGCAACTTTAACCAAAAAAATGCGTGAGCAAGAGCGTGCCGCTCAATCTGCTTACGAGTATGCAAAAAACTTACAAGCTGAAAACGAAAACTTAAAAACTAATACTAATCACCTTAATCAAAGTTATTATGGTGAGGCTGAGAACAGATTAAAATCTCAACGTGCTCAAGCCAATACTGTTTTAAAGTCAGCGTATCAAGATCAAGACTGGGATAAGGTAACTAAAGCCCAAGAAATTCTTGATAAGATTACAGTTGAAGAAAGTAAGTTAGCAACTAATAGAATGCAAATTGAAAGGGAACCTGTATATCAGAATGTTCCTCAACAACAAATGCAACAACAACCGATTCAAGCGCCTACCCCTCAAGCAGACCCTGAAGCTGAGAGTTGGGCACAAAAAAACGAGTGGTTTGGTCAAGACGAAATAATGACTTTAGCCGCTTTTAACATTCATCAGAAATTAATTGAGGAAGAAGGGTTTGATCCTTCGGATACAATGTACTATGATGAGATAGACAAACGTATTAGAACTGAATTCCCTCACAAATTTAGTGGTGGCGGAGCGGTAAAATCTAAAGCGAAGATGCAACAAACTGTTGCTCCAGCTGGAAGATCTGATAGCTCTGGAAGAAAACGACAAGTCAGGCTCACCAAAAGTGAAGTCGAAATGGCCCGTCGTTTAAATGTACCAGTACAAGAATACGCAAAGCATATTAAAAGGTAACAAATATGACTGAAGATAATAAAGAAAATAACAGGACTCCGCGTTCTGCAGAAACTCGAGCTATCAAAGATACTGCTCGCAAACCATGGCGTCCCCCATCTATGTTGGAGACACCACCTGCACCTGAAGGTTTTACCTACAGGTGGATAAGAGCCGAAGTTGTTGGTCAGGATGATAAGAAGAATGTAATGTCTAGATTGCGTGAAGGTTTCGACCTTGTTCGCGTCGAAGAGATTGGAGACTTTGAACTTCCTTCGATTGATAATGGAAAGCACGCTGGTGTTGTATCCGTGGGTGGTTTGCTTTTGGCTAAGATTCCGAATGAAACACGTGATGAAAGAAACGCCTATTTCAATAACCGTGCACAATCGCAACAAGACGCGATTGACAATGATCTAATGAAGGAATCAGATCCAAGTTCTCCGATGTTAAAACCTCAGAGAACTACAAGCGTAACTTTTGGTGGTGGTAAAAGAAGTTAATTCTTTTGCTACTTTAACAATTTTTAAATTAAAGGTATAAAAAAATGGCAAATACAAATGCTCCTTTCGGTTTAAAACCAATTGGAAAATTGGGCTCAGGTTATAATTCTACAGGAACAACTGAGTACGATATTCTAACTGGTACAACTGGAACAATTTATACAGGCGATCCAGTAAAAATGGTCAACACAGGCGGCATTGCCGTTGCTGCTGCTGGCGATCTTTTACTAGGAGTCTTTCAAGGCTGTCACTTTACTAATTCAAGCGGTGAGAAGGTTTATTCTCCAGTTTGGACTACGTTGACAGCTTCATCTGATGCGAAAGCATTAGTAGTCGATGACCCAGACGTTTTGTTTGAAGTCCAATCAGCCGCAACAGGCAGTCTTACCCAAACCGAAGTCGGTTTAAATGGTGACATTGTTTACGCAGCAGGTTCTTCTACAACTGGAATGTCAGCAGTAAAACTTAGTGGCACTATGGCTACTGGTACTGCGCAACTAAGAATTATGGGATACTCAAATGATCCTTCTAATAATGCCTTAGGAACTGGGTCCCTTTCAACCAATGCTAATATGATCGTCAGAATCGACGAGCATTTTAACAGAACCGCAGCAGGAGTTTAATCATGGCTATTAATAGAGCTCAATTAGCGAAAGAATTAGAACCAGGATTAAATGCCCTTTTCGGCATGGAATACGACCGTTATGATTCTGAGCATGAAGAAATTTTTGAAACCGAATCCTCAGACAGAGCGTTTGAAGAAGAAGTAATGATCGTGGGCTTTGGTAACGCTTCAGTAAAAGGTGAGGGAGAAGGCGTAGCTTTTGACCAAGCTTCTGAAGGGTTTACATCAAGGTACTCACACGAAACTATTGCTTTGGCTTTTGCTCTTACAGAAGAAGCGGTCGAAGATAATCTTTACGATAGACTTGGTTCAAGGTATACAAAAGCCTTGGCTAGATCTATGGCGAATACTAAACAAATCAAAGCTGCTGCTGTATTGAACAATGCGTTC